TGTGGGCGTCGCGTCGCATCGCTGCGTAAACAGAAACAGGCGGTAGGGCGGAAGCCCTACCAGTTAAAAATTCCAGACGGAATTTTTACGAGCCTGAATTTCCGTTTTTATATTGAGCCATTAGGCTTAATAACTTAACCTTAACCTCTATCGTTAATAAAGAGAAGTATATTAAAGAAAAATTACTCTATATATTTTAACCCCGTAAAAATTCCAAGATAGAATTTAATAAATAATAAAATTATTAAATAAGATTTTAATAATCAATAAATAGAAAGAAAACAAATATTAAATAATAAATCATTAAAAGAAAGAATAAATTAAATTAATAAAAAATTTATAATGATAGTTATATAATAAACTAAGTAAAAAATATTTACTCCCAAAAATTAACTATTTACTCCCAAAATTTTATTATTTCCTCCCATAAAATTATTATTTACTCCCATAAAATAAATATAATTAATATTATTTATTATAATAATTTTAATATATTTTATTAAAAAAGTATATAAGAAGAAGAATATATTATTAATATCAAATAATAAAAATGATAAAATAATAGTTTATGGGAGCCGAGGGAGATAAAATAATATATTAAAGGAAAAAATAAAGAAAAATATATATTATAGAATTAAAGATTAAGTATTAGTTTTTATTCCCGCTGGTCCCAAATTTAGAAAATTTAAGAAGTAGAAAAACAGGAAAAGAGAAAAATTAAAGATTATATTTATTAAACAAAATATATAAAGAAAACGATGATTAAATAACAAATAATTAAAAGAAACAATAAATTAAATAAAGAAAATTTTTATAATGACAGATATAAAGAAAATGGACATAAAAGGGGGGTGAATTAAAAGCGAAATTACGGGAGCAAAACGGGAAAACAAGAGAAAATAAAAAATTTACTCCCATAAACCAAAAAAGAACTTGAAGAGGTCCCACAAGTGGCATAAACAAATATTTACCATTCAAAATTTCCGTTTTTGATTTTTACGGGCGGGGGGTGGTGTTAAAAAATATATTTTAATATAAGATTTTTTTTTTCTAAATAAAAAATGATTTAAAAATAAATTTCTATTACTATTATATAATGAGTAAAACAAACGAAACCCAAAAACAAAATATTTTAATTCTTGAAATGGTTAATGACTTAAACTTAAATATTATTAATCAATATTTGTCTCATAATGAATATACATATAAATATATTTTTATTGACAATATTTTAATTAATAATAATTTTCTTAATATTCCTTTATCTTGTGAAAAAGTATTTATGACTGATGCATTCGTGAGCGATGATGAAATAGATGATTTTAAAAGCAAAATAAAAGCCCCTTTTGGTTGTTCTATTGTTAATTTATATGGTTTAGATGGTGTTAATAGTTTTGGTAATTCTACTAAATATTATTATCATATCAATGATATCATAAATGATTTTTCATTAAGTAATTATAATGTAAATTCATTTTTAAAACACGATGACGGTGTGTCGCTAAATTATTTTACTTTCTATTATGATATAACAATATGTGATAAAACATATAAAAAATTAGTAAAGAAAAATGATAAAATATGTTATGTTTATTTGGTTGATGATTACATTTATTAATTTTTTTGATTTTAAATAATAAACTAATTATTATTTAAAAATTTATATATAGATATAATTTATATATGTCATTAAGTTTAATTTCTTATACAGGTTCTAAACGACAAGATATAAAATTTTATGAGAATTATATCCCAGACCCCCAAAATATAAAAATATCTATTGAGCCTTTCGGTGGTAGTGGATATACCTCTTTATATTTATTTTCAAAAAATGACAAAATAAAGAGTATAATAAACGACACGGACGAAATTTTAATAAACTTCTTTAATCAGTTAAAAAATAATTTTGATTTAATAATAGATAGTTATAATAAACTTTTAGCACAGCACCCAAGCAAAGAGCAATTTAAAGAATTAGTTAAAGAATTTGAAGAAAACAAAGGCGATAATTTAAGAAGAGCCATTTTATATTTATTTTTAGTAAAATTTAGAGGAATAAGATTTTTAAGATATCCACTACCTCCAAAAAAAATTAAACCATTAGATAAATCAAAATATACAGTATTTCAAAATTGGTTAAAAAATACAGAGTTTAATTTAAAAGATTACACCGAGACATTTAATGATATTAAAAAACTTAAAAATAATGGTGTTTTTGTTTTATTAGACCCTCCATATTTAGAAAGTTATAACGCTTATTATAGTAATTTTAGAAATCATAAAGACGAAGATAATTATTTATTAGATAATACCAAAATATATATAGATATTGTCAAGTTTTTAAAAAATTCAAGTAAAAACATTATATTTATTATTAATAAAAATTCTATTACTGAATTTCTTTATAAAGATTTTATTTTAGATGAATATAATAAAATGTATTCTTTAACAAAAAATAAAGCCGTATGTTTGATTATAGGAAAAATTAAGTAGTTTATTTTATCTTTTTAATGCTTTCATTTACTTTATTTATTTCATTTTCCATATTTAAAATTTCTTTATCAAATAGTTTAACTTTTCTATTTTGTTTTATAAAAGTTAAATATAACTCATCTTTTTCTTTTGCTGTTAGTTTTTTATTTTGTTTTGCTTCTATTTGTTGCATTTTTGATTTTAATGAATTAAATATATATTCGTCTTTTTGTTTTCGTTTCGCTTCAATATTTTTTAATAAATTTGTATGTGTTTCAAGAAGTGCTAAACCTGCTTTTTTAGTATATAGTCTTTTTTCTGTTTTCGCTTCAGGTTTTGGCGACTCAATAAATAAAGGTTCTTCATATTCGGTCTTTTGTGTTTTTTCTTCGTTCATTTCCTTGACATTTCGCCTTTTTGCTGGTGCTGGTTCATCTTTTTCTTTTATTTCAAGTTCTTCAGCGGGTCGCTTTTTCTTGCCATTCGTTCTTGGTTTGTGATATGGAAGATTTATTTCGGCTTTATTTGCATTTATTAAAAATTTACCATTAACATAAATTAACCTTTTATGTATTTCTTCTAATAATTCCTTTTTTGTCTTGTTTCTATAATTTGTTATTTTTGTATGGAGATTATATTCAACTATAATTTTTTTCAAATCATTTTTACTTAGTTTGTGTAATTCTGTCACTTTAGGCGGTGTTTCCATTATTATATATTTGTTATATAAAAAAATAATGTTATATAATATAATTATAATGGATAGAATTTTGATAATTGAAAAATTAGATTTTGATGAGAATTTTAATAAAATTAACAAGCATTTATCAAAAAATGATTTTAATTTTGATGTTATTATAATAAAATCATCATATATTAGCAATGATAACAATAATAATAATTTTGTAAATTTGCCATTAGGTTTAAAACTTTGTATTGTTGATTATTTTTATAGAGATATTAAAAAGTTTTTAAAAATTCCTTTTGATTGTATGTTTAAAGTATTAGACAAAAATAAAGAAGTAAATACTCGTTATTTTGTGTATAATGATATTAGCGATTACCTAACAAATTATAATTACAAAAAAGCAACTATAACTCATATAAAGTATAACATAATAAGAAAAAGTAATTATTATTATAATTATTTTTATAATAAAAAGCATAAATTAATAAAACTCATTAATAAAAAGCCTTATTTAGTTTATGAGTGTTAAGCAGATATGGCTTCTACCGCGTTAATTTCCATTACTGAATGAAATCTTACATTCTGTGAGGCGTGGCTTCTTACTCTAACTCTTAATGTTGATGAACTGACATCCATTTTTAACTCAGTTAATGCTAAGTCGTCAAAAATGTCTGTTTGTCTATAAGAACCAACAACAAAAGAACCGTTATTAACTACTCCTTTTATTTCGTGTTGTGCATAATTTCCACCTGATGAAAAAGCATTAACAACACAACTAACAATATAAACAAGTTGATTATTTGGCAATGGATACTCAGCGATGGATTTCTCCGTGTCATTTGAGGCTGTATTATTAAATACACGACGGTCGGTAAATGATGCCTGTCCTGCGTTTTTCCATTGTTGATAAGACGACACGACAAGATTACTAACTGTTAATGTAGAGGATATATTGCTATCTTGGTCTGTATATACGACATTATTCGGTGCTGTTGCGTCCGCTTCAACTAATAAACCGTCGACATTGAATTTTATATATTTATTTGGATTACCCGCTAAATTAATAAATTGGTCTAAGCGGGCGTTTGTTTCTTGAATATTTAAAGATGCTTTTGAACCCGCACTAACGGCTGAACCGTTATAAAAATAAATTTCACCTGAAGCAGGGATTAATTCTTTCATTTCTTCTAATCTGTCGCCGTATGTTTGGATATTTAATGTTGCTTTTGTTGCTGTTGATATGTTTTCACCGTCCCAAAAAACAAGGTCGCCCCAAGCCGAAGGGTTTAAATTTGCTACATTATTTAATTTTGCATTTTGAGCCTGAATATCTGTTCCTATTTGGTCGCTTGTTAAAAAATTCGCGTTATGTGCGGAAACCGAAACACCTATGTCTGAGGTTGTTAAATAGTTTGGATTATGAGGGGCAACATCAACGCCTATTTGCTCACTCGTTAAATAATTAGCATTATATGGGGCAACTGATACACCTATCGCGTCAGTTTTTAATAAACTTAAAGCAGTAGTAGAACGAGGAACAAGATACAAGCCGTCCCAAATATAAATATCATTTTCATTAGGTTCGCTTTCGGCGATATTTGTTAATTTACTATTACGGGCTTGTGCGTTGATATCGTCTAAAACCTCCTCACTGCTTCTTTTAGTCCAAGCATCATAACCGCCCGAGTTTTGCCATCTTAAAAAGTCGCCGTGGCTGTATGGTTGTAAATCCACAATAGATTGTAAAGTATAATCAAGATTTAAAGAAACCTCGCCACCTGATTCGGTGAGTGGAGCGTTAAATGTGTATGTAGTTCCTCCTGAGCCTTCATTGTCATCTGCTTCAACAATTTGACCCGAACCATTAAATTTTAGCACTTTACCCTCAGTTCCTGCAAGGTTTGAAATTTGAGAGAGACGAGCGTTTGCGTCTTGTTTTCCTGATATATCAACTTGTGAATTTAAAGCACTACTACACGCGGAGAAGTCAGTCGTAGAGGGCAATACTAAATGACCGTTTGGGGCTTGGATGACTACATCCTCTGTTTTTGAGCCAATTAATACACTTTTCGGGGCTCTTTCTATTCTTGAGTAAGTCCTTGACATTATATATAAATATACATTATATAAAAAATTTGATTTATATTATTATAAATTTTATTATTATTTATTCTATTGTTAATATATAATTATAATGTCTTCTTTTTTAACCAATATAAGATTAAATAATCTTGAGCGTAAAGTTGATGGTATCGTTAATGATATAGGAATAACTAATCCAATGGTTAGCAATTTAAACGCGAATAATCACGCTATAAATAATGTTTCATCATTATCTTTTAAAGACACACAAAACAATTTAAACCAAGTTTTAACAATTAAAGATAACGAATTAAATTTAAATAATAATCCTTATGGTAATATTTCAAATCCTCTAAGTGGCGACCTTGATTTAGATAATAATAAATTAATAAATATTAATCAGTTAAAATTCAACGACCAAAATATTATTTTTGTAGAAGATGGCGGAATCACTTTCACGAGCACAATATCATTAGGAAATAATGATATTAACGGAGTAAATACTTTATCAACTGCCACTATTCATTTAAATAATGGAGTCCTGTCTTGGAACGGGACAAACTTTTTTATAGGAAATGATACAATTATAACAAATGAAAATATTAATTCATACATTGACACAGAGGCAGAATTCCAAAAAATCACAATAGGGACGACAGCATCAAGTCAATACACATTAGGAATAAATTCAAGTAATGATTTAAGTCTATACACGGGCTCAACAGTTGAAAACGCGAATAAAGTCGGGCAAATTGTCTATAATAGCGATACAGACGGCATTTCAACAAGTATTATAAATTTTTTTGACAGTCAAGATAGTCAAAATCATCATTTAAAATTAACAGATACCGCTCCATATAGGCTACAAATAGATGATAAAAATATAGTTATACAAGATGATTTAAATAATTATTTTAGTAATAATGAGGACATCCACTTACAACATGATATATATATGAACGGTAAAAATATCGGTAATTTAGGAGAATTAGGCATCGGGTTATCTGCTAATAAAATTTTAACAATTGATGAAGATACCGATTTAACATTTGATAATAATAAAGTCATTACAGCGGGCAATATAACAAGTTTTATCGACGGTCATAGTGGCTCTAATATATGGCAAAGAGTATATAATTTTTCTTATTTAACAGCATTTAATCCAAGTAATAATAATTTATTAATGCCTTTAAATTTTAGTAATGAAACAACAGGGATAACTCCGTCATTATTATTTAGTGTGTGGATAGAGGGGACGCTTAATTGTTTATTATTTTCAAGATTATCAAATGGAAATAATACAGTAGTCGCAAACCAAATATTTAAATATAGTATTTTATTAAACGGAAATAATACAACATGGTCCGTATTAACTCATAATATACAAACAACAAACCCATATATAAGACCAGATGAGAGCGAAGACGAACTAACAATTTTAACAAATAGCACAAACCCAAGCGAAATAAATTTAAATTTAGAATTTTATGATAGTTGTCAATATCAAATAAAAAATACATTTACAATAATTGTAAATAGTTATTAATTTTTTATGATATAAATATATAATAATGTATTTATTTAATCTAAATTCAGGCGTAAAAATAGCAAAAATAAAAGGCGGTAAATATAACAACAAATTTATATATTTATCAAAAATAGAACAAGAAGATAAAGAAAAAATAAAAAATAGTCAAGAAATAAAAGATAGTTATTTTAACTCTTTAATTATGGAAAACGATAATAAATTCGAAATTTGTCCTAATGACGCAAAAAATGATGTAGGAAAACCACAAAGGTCTGTGATTTATGTAGCAGGTCCAAGCGGTAGTGGAAAATCAACTTTATTAAGTTCTTTTATTAATAATTACATTGATTTTTATCCAAGAAATGAAATATATTTATTTTCAAAAGTAAAAGATGATACATCCATTAAATCAAAAAAGAAAATTAATAATGTAGTTATTGATGAAAGATTAATAACTGAACCATTAGAAAGCCAAGATTTTAAAAACTCATTATGTATTATGGACGACATAGATACATTAAAAGATAAAAAATTAAAAGAAAAATTAGTCGCTTTAAGAGATGACATAGGCGAAACAGGAAGACACGATAACGCATCATTAGCGATTACATCTCATTTAATAGCCAAAGGAAAGGAGACAAGCGGGATAATTAACGAGGCTCAAATTGTAGTAATTTATTTAAGTTCAGGTTGTAATTATAATTATTATTTAACTTCTAAATTAGGATTGAACACAAAACAAATAAACAAACTAAAAGCAATATCAAAAAATAGCAGATGGACGGCAATTTATAGAACATACCCTCAAATAATAATGACCGAAAAAAGAATATTATTTTTAAAAGAACTTGACGAACAAATTATATAATAAATATATATTTATCTTTTTCATCAACTTCTATTATTTTATCCAAATTTTCATTAAGCATATATTCTTTTTCTTTAAATAAATTAAGTTTCTTTAAATGCTTTTTGCTGTTAAAATGTGATTTTTTCATATCATATCTAAAAGCACAGTTGCAGACCTTACAGCCTACAATTTGAGCCCGTCTTAAGTTTATTTTGTCTTTATTTAGTTCATAATATGACTTTTTATTATCCATTATATATTAACAATAGAAAAAATAAACAATAATAATATTAGTTCTTATGTAATGATTACAAAATATTTTTAATAATTTTTTTATTGTTATAAATATAATATTTATATATTATATATGGACAATTATTGTAAATTATGCAAACAAAAACTTAATAAAATTGATTTATTAGAAGGCGGGGCATTAGCGGACCTTTTTAATACTAAAATAACCTTAGATTATAGAGAAGAAGCCAAAAAAATATTATATAATTATGGACAATATAATATAAGAAGTATTACAGCAGTAAGAACCCCAATTTTAGCACCTATAAATAAATTACTTAATATAATATCTTTAAACAAACTACAAACATTAAAAAATAAATATAATATTGATACTTTATATCATTTAGGAATAGTTGTCGACTTATATGAACCTAATAAAAAATTTGTTATTGAAAAAAATGAAAAAATAACCATAACACCTTTTAAAAGTTCATATATTAAAAAAAATAGTCAAACGGCAAGCGTAGATTTAAAATTAAAAAAACTTTCTTTATTAGATTTATTAAATAATGCTCGTCGTAAATTTGGAGACACCTTGTTTTTTTCATATGACGGAACAGGAAAAGCAGGACGGACGAATAACTGCCAAGATTTTATATTAATGCTTTTAAGTTCTTCGGGCATTAACGACCCAAATATTAATAACTTTGTAAAGCAAGACTTAGACGAGTTATTACAAAAAATGTCTCCCACCTTCCACACGATAGCAAAAACAACAACCGATATCGCAAATAAAGCGACTCAAGTTTTAGGATTAGGTAAAATATCCTTTAATAAGGATTTGTTAGATTTAGAATAATTTTAATATTTTTCTTGTTCTGTTTTTATTAACTTTGTAATAATAAAATCAGGCTTTAATTCATATTTTTCAACTAATTTTTTAATGTGATTTTTAAATTTCTTAGGTGTATATCCTTCAAAATGTTTTAATATTCTATACACAACCCAACGCCCACAAGTAGCAGACCCGAACGCTTTATCATCATCTTGATATTTTACCTCATTAAAAAATACCTTAAAACCTCTTTTAATAGCATCATTTAATAAATAGGATAGATGAGGTATATTTTGATTTAATTGATTTCTAATAAATGAATTTTCTTGAAAAAATAAATTTTTATCAACGCGTAAGCCGTAAGCGTCAAAATAATAAATATTTTGATTTTTTCGTAAAATAGCACACCAATGACCGCTTAAATGTGTTGTTGTTTTTACAAAAATAACGCAGGCGTCAATTTGTTTCGGTAATAAATCCGTTATTTTGTCATAATGTCCTAAATCTCCATAATTTATTATATTGACATTCTTAAGATATTTTTTAATATCAATATTTGAGATAGGGCTTCTATAATAAAATTTTTCATTCATATATTATATAAACTACAAATTTATTTTATTATCTTTTAAAAATTGTTTTGTTTCAGTATTTACAATATTTAATAATTGTTCTTTTACTTTATCTAAAATTTTAATAATTGAAATGGTTGATTTAGTTTTAATTATTTTTTGTAGTTCTAATAAAATATTGTTGTTTAATTCTTTGTTTTCCTCTATTAAAAAATTAACGCTTTCTTTTACTTTTGAAATTGTAGAAATATTTTTATAATTTTCTAATAATATTTTAATTGTCTCTAAATTTGAATAAAAATGATAAATTTTTCCTGTTTTTGAATTAAAAAAGTTGATTATTTTCTGGTTTTTTCTATCTAAATTATAACGGCGTTTAAGAGCCTTAAAAATATTATTTTGTTTTTTATATTTCTCTATATCTTTAAGCATTTTTTCTTTATATTCTTCGCTTGTGTATTTTTCATTTTCTGTAATTTTGGAAATGTCAAATATATTTGAAAATTCAATAAACTTTTTATTAATAAATGCTATTATGTCTATTTTTATTAATGATTTAATATTAAAAGCATCATTAAAAAGTATTTTTTTATTGTTATTCATAATAAACTTATTCAAAATATCGTTTGTAGTCCATCTTAACTTATATAAATTTTGACAATATTTTAATAATTCTTCTTTATTTGTAATTTTATTTATTTTGTTTATTTCTTGAGTTGTTAGTTTGTTTTTATAAAATTCATTTCTATAATTTTTATTTAGTATTTGTTCGTCTGTTAAATATAAATCGTCATCAATACCAAATTTAAACTCAATTAAATAAACATTATCTTTTTTTAAAATTTGATTTGTAATATTTTTAACTACATCATAAAAAAAATTAATAATATCTTCTTTAGGTTTATTACTTTCTATAACTTCATATAAATCATAATCATTAGGATATTTAATGTTTTTATTTCGTGCTGAACCTTTTAAATATAAAATTGGATTTTTGTCCGTGTAAGTAATCAAATTAAAAACATCTTTTATATTTTTATTAAACATATAATAAAAATTATATAAAAATTTACAAAATAATTTTAAAATCCATTTGTTTTTAAAGCATCTAAGGCTTTTTTGGCTTCTATTAGGTATTTTTTAGATATTTTTGAACCTTGATATTTTACGCCTGAATATATTGACGGTAATCTATCTAACGAGTTTATATACATTTCAAAATCTGTCTCATTGGTTGGCGGTATTTTATTTTTAAAGAAAATATTAAAGTCTTGTTTTAAAGCCTCAAAATCTGTCGTTTTTGTTATTGGTAGTTTTTTATGTTTTATGTAATCATTAAGAATATTATTTATAAATTTGTTTATGGCTTCTTGTCCTGCTAAATTGTCAAATACTTCTTTTGTAAATGCCCCGAGTTTGGTCTTTTTTCTATAATCGCCCTTTTTATTTCCAAAGAAAGATAATATACGCTCAAATAAAACCTCAAAATTTGTATTAAATGACTTTTGGGATTTTAAACTAAATTTTAAGCCTCTACCCTCTTTTTCTATTGTATTTATTGATAAATTACCTATCATAAATAATAATCTTTTAACTTCTTCATTATAATATTTTTTAACATCGTCGACTGTTGTTTCTTTTGGGGCTTCTTCTACTGGTGGCTCTTCTACTGGTGGCTCTCCTCTTTTAGTTTCTTCTGCTGGTGGTGCGTCATCTGGTTCATCTCCGTCGTCATATTCTTCGGCTTCTGCTCTTCTGGCTTCTTCTTGTTCTTTTATTTTTTTTATTTCTTCTGTTAAAACTTTTATGTATTCCGTTATTTCTTTTATATTAGGGAGTTTTGTATCAAAAACCTCATTAAATTGTTCTTTTTTTAGTTTCTTTATTAAAATAAGGCGTAGCGATTCCTCTAATATTTGCGTGTATTTTGCCAAAAAATCATTTTTTGTCCATTTGTCCAACTCTTTATAATCTTCTTCGGTTAGTCCGCGATTTACTAATAGAAAATAACGAAATACAACATTATAGAAATATTTTGTCCTTGTGGTCTGTTCCTCATTCTCTATATGGTCATCTTTTTCCATTATTCCATCTTCTGCGTCTTTTTCAAAATCATCATAGACTGGGATATCTCTTCGTCTTCTTTCTATTTCCTCCTGTTCTCGTCTTCTTCTTAGGTTCTCTCTTTCATCTCTTATATCTTCTATATCATCTCCTTCATCTCCTTCATCTCCTTCATCTCCTTCATCTCCTTCATCTCCTTCATCTCCTTCATCTCCTTCATCTCCTTCGTCTCTTCTTTCTCCGTCTTTTCTTTCTTCGTCTTTTCTTTCTTCGTCTTTTCTTTCTTCTTCAAATCGTCTTAATTCTTCGCCTGTAAATCTTGAGGCTGGGACTGTAATTTGACTACTACGCCCGCTTTCGCCTAAATATAAAGAAATATTTTTATTAATAATCATTTCATTAATAATCATTTTCATATCTTTAAATGCTTTTTGGAATTCTGTTTTCCTATATGTAAAGTCATATCGTCGGCTTTCTGTATATTTAGGGGCTGTTGCTAATTCAAGACACATCTCAATTAAATTTTCAAGTGTTCTTAATCTATCATTAAATGTAAGTTGGAATGATTTATCGTCTTTTATTTGCATGACATAGGTATTATATAATATTGAAAATTCATTAAATAATTTTACAATGTTTAAATATGTAGAGGCTAAATTATCCTCTGTAAGACTTTTTTGAACTTCACGAACGACATTATTAAGTGTTTTTAATAATTTATTTTGAACATCTAAAGGTAAAGGTATATTATAATTTTGTATATTTTCATCTGGTTCGTTGTAATGTTCTCTTAGCATATTTTCTTTATTAATTGTATATTCTAACCTCATAATATCGCCGTCCCATTCATTTTTATTATGTAATTGTGCGGGTCTTAACTTTAATAAATTAGCGTTTCTTTTTACTGATGCCCCGCTGTTATCTTGAAAATATTGATTTAAAGACACATTTGACGGCTTATTCATATTTCTTTTAATTGAATTTAAATTATTTTGAATAGCGAATAATTGATTAGGTGTAAATCTTGGCATTATTTATTTATAAATATGATTTATATAATATTTATAAAATTATTAAAAATTAATACAAAAAATTAATATTTTATGTTTTTGTCTTTTATATATTTTGACGCTTCAATCATTGATAAACCTTGAGCCTTCATTATTTCTTTTACTTTTTGAGTTCTTCTTTTCATTGCGTCGGTTTGTTGTCTTTTTGCTTTTCGTGGTTTTCCTAAACCATCAACGACCTTATTCACCCCGTGTAATACCATCGCGGGGGCTTGAAATGCTGGAATCACTGACATAATAGAGGCCGCGGGTTTGGTGACTGATGTAAATCCTTTTTTAAATCCTCTTTTGAAGTCTTTCCAAAATGACCCGCCGTTTAATTCGTTGTTTATCTTTTCTCTTTCTAAATCTTCTTTCATTTCCATATTTAAAATATTATTGCCTCCGTCCATCCTTGGAATTTGTTCTTTATATGGTTTATTTTCGTTCATAGATTGAAAAATATTTTTATACTCTTTTTGTCCTGATGCAGACTTTAAATCCTCATCAATAAATTTTGACCTTTTTAAAGCGTCTATATTTTTTAATTGAGTATTTTTAAGAGTTTGTTTAATTCCTTTTGTGTATTTTGTATTATACATTATTATATATGTATTATATAAAAATGTTTATAAAAAATGTTTAATAAATACGGCTTTTAAGTTTTGAGCCTGCTCCTGTTCCTGCTCCTGAGTATCCATAACCGACCGAAGATAAAGCACGGCTTAATCTGTTATCTGGTGCGACTTCTTTCATTACACTATTAATTTTACTCACTGCGGGTTTTGATTTTTTGTACATTTTATACGCTTTTTTACCATATGATTTAAGAGATGACCATAATGACCCCCCATATTGACGCGAAATTACGGCTTTATTAATGCTTTTCATTTGTGAAACTTCTAAAATTTCTTTTTTGGATAATATGCCAACATACATATTAGTTGAACCAAGGCTATTAACAATTAAACCTGAATATATGAAAGTGCAATGTAATTCATAATCCCCCGCTACAATGGGTGCTGTTGTGTTATTTGTAAAATTTACGGTTATTTGGACAGAATTTCCACTAATAGAGCCCGGCGCCTCGCTGTCTTGTTGCATAAACCCGTCGCGTGCAAGATTTAATAACACGATAGGACCAACTGTTTTAACATTTTCAACAACTGCGGGGACAATCGTAGTCGCTACTGGAGCCGCTGCTATTGCTGGGAATGCTGCACCTGCTGCGACTCCTGCGATCGCGGGGATGGTTGTTGTTGCTGTATATCTCATTACATTCTTTGTTCCTTTCCAATCGTTAAAGTTCATATATAGCCCGTTTGCTTTGCTTCTTTGATAAAGAGAGTCTGGTCCTTCATTGCTTAACATTCCCGAACGATTGCCATAGTTTACATTAACTGATGAAATAGGCAAATATTGAATAGGTGTCAATGCGTTCGCTGTTCCTGTTTGTTTTCTTACACACACGAAAACGGCGTCAGGGGTTGAGTTAAGAGTAAAACTATTACTCGACACGGTTCCATTAGCATTAATTGCTACGGCGGGGCATTGGTATTTTTTGACATCTGTTTGTAAATATGGGACAATATTTCGGCTTGGAAGGTTTAGGGAGGCGTGAGGTGTTAAATAGGTTAAATATAAATTACTTTCTCTTATTTCGCTTAATGTGTATTTATTGCCTGCTATTGTTGATAATAAAGCCTTAGTTTTGTCTGACGAATTATTTAATAAAAATGAAAGGGAAAGGGTATCCACTCCATAAACTCCGCTTTCTTCCTCGGTGTCGTCGATTATAAAAGGGCTCATTAAAAGAGGCTCTACTACCTTAACAACGATTTGAGTTGTTGCATATGCTCCATCTGGTAAATTATTGTCTCCTCCTAAAACGATTGGTTCAGTTGTGAAACTATAACGAGAATTTTTATAAAAAACGCTATCGTGCATAGGACGCCCACCACCGCCCGCCTCTTGATATTCAAAACCATCATTAAAATTAACATAATTATTTAATTCTACGGGACAATTATCCGCCATTTTTTCTAATTTATGAGGGTCAATTGCTCTTAATAAAACATCTAAGCACTCCTCATTTATTAACGAAAAATTTTGATTATTTAAAGTTAAAGATGAATTACGAACGACTCCGTTTTGGAAAGGGAAAGCGTTAAAAGTCATTTTACGCCCAAATTCAACAGGTCTTAAGTTTGCACCTGCTAAATCGCCCGCTGGTCTATCACATTTAAAAACCATTGTCGTTTCTATATATGCTTTTCTGCTTATTACGGTAGATAATGATGAGATTTTAGTCTCAAAGTTAATCTGTGATGTTGATTTAGATGAGGCGGGGACTTTATATAATGTGTTATTCATTGCTCCTTTTTCCACTGCAAACACGACTGAATCATTTACATTAAGACGACTATCAAGCACATTAACGGGCTTATATAAAGGTTTTGACGAGTTTTCGGGTTGTTGAATGTCTTCTGGTTGTTCCATTTATTATAATATATATTACTATAATAAAATTTTGAAAAATAATAAATAATTCTATATGTTTTTTTAAATTCCTAAATATTTTTTACGAAACATTAATTTTATATTTGAATTTTCATTATATTTACATTGTAAAGGATAAATATTGTTATATATATCGCTCCAATAGACCTCTATATAAACTTTGTCTATTTCATTATGACCGAACATATCAATTATTCTATATATTGATGGGGCATAATTTATAGAGGGTTTCATCTCTTTACCTGTGGTTAATCCTATTTCAAAATCTGTCAATACATTTAAACTCATGCTCTGTTGAGTTGTTGCTGATGCATTGTTGCCGAATTGTGTAGGTGCTGACCTAATAGATGGATTTATAGGAAGATTTGAAGAGCAAATAATAACTGATTGAAGACAGGACCAGTTAGAAATACAAGGGTATTCTTGATATAATTGAATGGCTGTATATGTGTCTAAATCTAACAAATTAACGCCGTTATTAACAACATTTAATAAATAATTCATTCCGTTTATATCTGTTTTACTATTAATAATAAATTCAAAAGAACTAAATAAATTATGCATAGGCTCATTAAAATATATTTGTATATAATCCGTTAATGCGTTATCATAACCCAATTTATCCATATTAATTAACATTTCACCAGATGACGGGTCATAAACAATAAAAGGCGGTATATTAGTCGGTAAAGTATCCTCGGCATCTTCAACGGCTGTTTTTAAATTATTAAAGCAGTTTTTAAATGTTTCATTTACTAAATTAACAAAATAAGAATAATTATATAAAAAATAATAACCCGTTGATAAGTCTTGAAAATCTTGAGGGCTTTTTGGTTGTGATGCCGTCAAATCTTGCGGGTTAAATATTAAATATTCTTGATTG